ACTTTTGAGGACTGACCCCGAATAACGGGTTGATTAATACTATTGACAGCGGGAATCAAGACTGGATTTTCTTCTCTATTGGATGTAGGATGGACGTAGATTGTCAAGATCTGATTCATGAAACTTTCAAGTTCGGCCTGTGGAATTAAGTCATTCGCAGCAACAGGGTCAATGCCCCTTGAGTCAACACCAAGTTCTTGGCTGGGAATAGTTGGAGCCTGGCCCATAAAGTCATGATGAACATCCGTTTGTTCTTTAAAAAGATCCTTCATAGAACGGATCATTTTATTACTAAAACTCTCAAGCTCAGTTTTGGTTATAAACTCAGAAGATTCAAGATCAAGAGACTCATCAATTTCGGTCGAAACACTTTTTTCTGGAGAATCATCTACCGATGCTGCAGAATCTTTAACGGCATCAATAAGATTTCCAATGGCGTCTTTTTTAATTTTAGGCATATTATTAATTCCTTTGAAAGACAAGGGGCGATTAAACCCCCCGTCTCGAGATTAAGATTAATTACTAAGTAGCTACAGCCGCGATTGGAGTAGCTGGTATAGTAGAAAGATCATAAACAGTTTCTGTAATGTCAGTTGCGTCTAAATCAGTTGTGCCTCCAGTAAAGACAGCATCAGAATCATTGGTAACTACCATACCAGCAAAAGGACAAGTCCCGGCCGTTGGTACTGGCCAATGTAAAACAGCAATTCCGTTAGTAATATCTGCATTAAGAACTTCTGCACTCTTAGTTACAGTAATGGTTCCAGCGGTACTTACACAGGCAAGAAAAAGAGCAGAGTATTTTGAAGTAATTGTAAAACCATCAAGCTTAATATCACCATCATCACTGGCCACAGTATAAAAAAGACCATCAATTATGAAGATTAAATTTGTTTCAGTAATTTCAAAATCTTCTTCACCGTCAGCGTCCATGATTACACCACCATTAGTAACAGCCAGTGTACTTGCTCTGGGGTTATCATTTAAATTCATTAGTTTAATTCCTTATGTAAAGATTAAAAATTGCATTGATAAAAATTAACGGGTTTGCGCTGCATACCACCAGTCAACAGAAAGTGTATTTGCTGCAGCAGAACCAGTTTTAGTTGCAAATGCAGGAACAACATACTTATCAAGTGGGTAATTAACTGCAGCAGATGTTGTAGCTGCAAGGGGTACACCATTAACAAAGTAACTAACTACGCCCTGAACAGATTTCATACCCAGTTTTACCCAAGCAGCAGTGGCCGTTGTTAGTGTAGCATCAACAGCAACTCGAGCAGTCAAGGTATGAACAGCCTGCCAAATCGCAGCTGTGTTGGTTGCAGCAAGAATTTGAAAACCAATGTTATCTTGGACTTTCATAGCCATTGTGTTATCAGTCATAAAGGTAGTACCCATTGTGATGCTGTCTTCAATCAAACCAACAAAAACACCTTGAGCAGTAGTAATTTGATTGATTTTAACTCTTGCTTCAAACCACCAATCTTTAGTAGCATCCAGTTTAATAACACCAGGATTAATTGCATGATTAACATTACATTCGTTATTGTCTACTGCCGGAGCAGTTAGAAGTGCTACTCCATTTGGATCTGCTGCAGTTGCTGCAAAAGTTCCATTAGCACCAGCTAAAACATAATCTTTCGCTGTTGTGTAGCTCTCAGCATTAGTAAAGGTAAAATCATCACCAATAAAATGACCTGTAGTAGGATCAACTAAAATTTGACCTCGAGGACAAGAATCCCAGACTAAAGGACTAAGACCGGCACCAGCAGCGGAAGCCATTTGACTATCTTTCACATCAAAAAGAGTCTTTACGTTTTCCGGCGCATTACTACCGAAAAGATTTCTCAAAGCTCGTCCAGTCCTATGATTGGAAAGTGAATTAAAAATTTGACTTGATTTACTCATAAATTTTTCCTTTGCCCTGAAGTTATTACAAGGTCTTTGTTAAAAGAATTAATCAGCGAAAGCCCCAAGTGAGTGTGTTCATTTTTGAACGGGCAGTTCAAAACTTTCGCCGATTAAAAGATTTAAATATCAGTTACACAAGTCTCGATACGAAGCATCCAGTTCTCGTTAAGACGAACACTGGCGTACCAAAAATCAGCACCAACGTAACCAAACATACCAGTAGGATTAGCATGGTTTTTGGTTTTGCTGGAAATGATTGTAGGAGAAATTCCAGTGTACCCGTTGCCTTTCAAAGAAATATGCCCCCAAGCATCCTCAGCCATAATAATCATTGGATAAACATCCGTTTTGGATGAACCAGCAGATTTCATACCAGTTCCAGCTTCATCAGCACCAGCAGCAAGAAAAGGAGCAAATAACGGAGATTTAATGAATCTAAAATCTTCAACAGAACCAAATTCACGTTCATGAATCGGAGTTATGGCACTTCCATAATCAACACGTTTAGTAAAATCAGGAAGATCACGAATATCAGCAACACAATCAGTATGAACAAAAACTGCATAAGAAGATTCAACTGGAGCTGTACCGAAGTTTGGACCTGCAGAAATTTTACTCGTTACATGCATACCACGATTGGCCTCGATTGATCTTGCAGCTGCACGAAGTTTGTTTAGCGAGATCGCAGTATTTACACCTGCACGAGTAGACCCATTGGCATAAAGAACACTGGACCCGGCCTTAACTGCTCCGTAACACACAAGCTCAGCAATTTCACCTAATGTTTCTCCGGTTTGTTTTTTCATATCGGCCGGAATATCGTCCTCGTACATGAGTTCCGCTTTACTGGTGAACTTAAAAAGCACTGCATACTGCTCAAGGGTAACAGTTATATCAGTGTAACTAATAGTATTAGGTGTTGGAGTTGTGCCCTCAGATGTAATGAAATTAGCAGGTGTGATTGCCGGAGTTTCAGAATATCCATCTGCAGGATTTGTTACTACAGAAGAGCCAAAAGGCCGTACACGACGAAAAACAGCTGTATCAGTTTTTCGTAATGGATGTTGTTTCTGCATACCAAAGGTTCCCAAAACCTGGATTGGCATGGCATGTTTGAGCATTTCCATCTCAGCGTAGATTAAATTTCTGGACGCTTTCGGCGAACTATATGTTTGCATAGTCATTTTGTAGCCTCACTTATTAAGCAAAAACCTTACCAGCGATATGTTCACGAAGTTCAGCTTCAGTCATATCCCCTTCGGTTTTTTGCTTGATTGTTTTATGATTAGAATTAGCCGTAGTCGAAGCAGCAAGACGTGCTGCATTTTGAGCTTTGATTTTTTCTACCTCAGAAATAGCATTTGATGCAGAAGCAACAGGAGCAACTGAAGCAACTTTACTTTCCTTGAACTTATTAAATACATCAATAGCTTCTTCAGCAGTTGTGCCTTTATAGGCTTTATGCTGAATGTCACCTGGTTGATCATTAAGCCATGTAGAATAAGTAGGATCAGCCACAATAGTTTTATAATCAGGATGAATCAATCCAACAAGCCGAGTTTCAAGTTGATTTGGATCAACAACAGGATTCTGTTTTACACTCTGGCGAAGTGCTTCAAAGTCGTCAACAGAAACGTATTGCGACGCCTGTGCTAACATTTTACCTTCAATAGCAACAGCCCAAGATGGAAAATCTGTTTTTAAATCTGTCCAAGCTTCCGCAGTCTTTGCAGCTTCTGCCATTTCTTCTGGCGTCGGCGCTTTAGCCTGGGTAGCAGCAGCTTCTTTCGCGGCATGAAATTCATTGGTGATACCACCAACGCGGCGCTCAGCCTGCTTGATTCGATCTTCCATACCAGTAAGGCTACCAGTAAGTTTGTTTACAGAATCTACGATGGCTTGCATTTCAGGTGAAAGAACAGGTAGATCAGCAAGAGGAATTTTAGGATCAACAAGAGGATCAACAGGCAGATCAACAGGCAGATCAACAGGCAGATCAACATCGTTTTCCTCAAACTTCGCCGGAGTACCTTCAAAAACTTCTGCCTGAATTTTATCTCGGACTTCCTGTGTTTTAGCATCCGCGATTTCTTTTTCTTCGATAGTTTCTCCAGTAAAAAAATCATTCATAAGATTGTCCTCTGACAGTAGACTTTAAATCTAGTGTCGATTTTTTGGGCAGAGGTTTAATTCCGGCCTGTATGTTAGTATGATTAAGGAGTAGTTTAATCTCCTTTAATTGCCCTCTTAAAAGCTGTGTTTTTTCAAAGCTAAGAGTAGAAATTTCATTCTTCTTATGTAATAGTTCGATTCGATCAAGTAGATAGTTTTCAATATACTTCCAGGTAGCTGATGTTGGATTGAATTTACCGGGTATTGATTGGTTTGGAAGAACTGCGTCGATTGGGGTAAATGAGGAGTTAGTATTATAATGAAATACTTGATCATCGTTTATATTTGCTTTCGGTGCAGCAATTGCATCAGACTCAGCAGAAGTTTTAAGCTTGTTGTTTGTTGTTTGATTTAATTTTTTTAAAAAATTAAACATTAATAAATATCCTTATGTTTAATTACTGACGCAATAAATTGTTTTCCACAAGAATCACAAACATTTGAACCCTGATTATGATATAAATATTTTGTCATTTTGGATGGGTTTTCCTATAACTAACTTCACCACAAGGAGCAAAATGACATCGTTCTTTATCTCTGCTTGGGCAATTTTCAATAGTTATTCTAGCTTCTTTAGCTTTTTTTTTAAATTCTTTTTCACAGAGCTTACAAATTTCTTTATTCATAATAATCCTTTATTCCGTATAAGATTTGCCGTCAGCAGCTCGACCAGGTGGTTCAATCGGCGGTTTGGAAACTTCGCCAGCAGCAGCAGCAGTTTCTTTAGTTAAGGCAATCTGAGTCTTAAGTTTCATACTTGTATCACTAAGTTTTGCTTTCACATTATCCAGTGAAATGTTTTCGCGACTGGCAAAGTCCATCATTTTAATATCTCGTTGAATCATTGCAAGTTGCATTACATGTTCTCGTTGAAGTTGTGATTCAGAAGCCTTGGCAGCAATTTCAGTCTTTGTCATTTCGCTCTTAGCATTAAATTCTTCTGTATCAACTTTTGCCTTAAGTTGAGCAACTTGAATCGCCGGATCACCAGGACTTTGCTTCTGGCGTTCTGCTTCTTCAGCAAGTGACTTTTCATAATCAGGTTCAGACTTCAGGATGTTAAGACCTAAACTTGAAAAGAGTTCTTTCAAAGCTTTATTCCAATCAACTCGATGCTTGAAGTCCGGATCGTTTTTGAAAGGCATGACGTTCATTATCGTTTGAATGTATTGCTCGCGTTGATAAAGAGCAGAAACACCCTTAGCATCAACATGATAATCGCCTTTGATCTCTTCTTTTTCATTGTACTGCATGTTCCAATGGTAGTATTTGGTTAAATGCGGATCGGTTATATTATCATCGAAAAGCTTGACCCTGGAACGAAGACTAACATTAGAAGCATCTACCATTATGTTTGTCGCACCGAGTGTTTCCGGCATCTTTTGTTGCTCACCTTGGAAGATCATTGGAACACCAGTTTCGAGATCAAGAAATTTAAAGGCTAAGTTTACAATAGATTCAAGTTGTTCTTGATTGTTTTCGACTTGGAACTGGTTGAATAACTTACGTACGTCAATTTCTTGTGGATCTTCGCCAATATAACGCCATAGTTTTTTACCTGTTAATTCGAGTTTTCCGTCCACCGGCTCAAGACCACCACCCATGATAACGTTAACACCACTGGAGTCACCGGCATTATCCATCATGGCCCGCATAGCCCCGTTAATCATTCGCTGAATCCAATACATCATTCTTGGAAGACCAATACCCCAAGGAGAATCATTGATTTGAGTCCATTGAAAAAAATCATATGGCAGATCACCGGAATCAAGAGGATTAAGCATTACTTTGATTGGACGCTCATTAACGAACACAACAGCGACTGAAAGCTGAAGAGCTTCCGGCGTTACTGAAACATCAATGTCAAGTGCTTCAAGATCAGACCGACTAAGAGTTCCGTAATAAAACCATTGCTCATAAAGATCCTGGGTAGCGCTGGACATTTGTTTGGTTTTAAATTTCTTATTGGATTTATCTGGCTCGACAACAGTCTTTTTAGGTGGTTCAGCAAGCACTAAGCGAATTTGTTTTTCATCGTAACCATCAACATTGATTAGATCAAAAAGTTCTTTTGAACGAATGTTACTGGCTTCAAATATATACCCCATGGTTTTTTTAACATCTTCGGTGGTATCAGGATCAGGATAAAGATTCCAACAAGAAACAGCTTCACTGGCTGGCTTGTGTTCTTCCACAGAACTAAGAACATGCACAGACGACCCAGTTTCATCAGACTTTTTTTGATATCGCTTGTTGACTCGCTTGATTATGTTTGGCCCTTTCATTATACCGGTACCAAGCCTTGAGGAATGTTTAATTATCTTACGAGATTCAGAAACATAGTTACATTCAACAAGTTGATCTTCTACTTCTGTTTCCATCAATGCCATTGCATCAGATGCACGATCAAAGTCTTTTTTAGCTATATCAGACATCGAAAGATTTTGTCCATTAGAATTAGTTATTAGTTGAGAAGTTTCTTTCTTTACAGCTGGTCGTTTGTCTTTGAGAGCCTTGGTGATTGCTGATACAGGTGTTACTTTAAAAGCCCAATTTTTCTTATCGACTGGTAGCATCATGTCGGCGAATCTGCCCTCGGCAGTTTCACATTTATTTCGAACGACATTAATTTCGATCATAGATCGAATAGGACCAGAATTTCGTGCTGGTGCAGTTCCAGAAGCATAGTCAAGCATATCCGTTGTGCTGGAACCAGCATCAAGAGTGCCTTCAAACATTGATTCATCTTCCCGCCAACGTTTTTCAATTCCGCTGGCAGCTCTAAATGCTACAGCTTCATCACGCTTTTTAAGTAGTTGCATTGAAATTGATTCGATTATTTCTTTGTAAGCAAGATCAGGATCAATAGCAGACTCAGCTTGATCAGAATAAGGATCAATCTCGTTAACACTATGATCTGTTTTGAGTTGGTTTAATGGCATAAAGTTTCCTTAAAGTCCTACGACGGCGTCACGAGGACTATAATTAAGTTCGGCGAAAAGTTGATCATTAAAAGGAATAGGTTTTGGTTTGACAATTGCCCGTACAAGCCCGGTCATGATTAGATAGCGAAGTGCGTCCATAAGATGATCATTTTCTTTTACGATTGCACCTTTTTCATTACGATGGTAAAGCCGATACTCAGCAAGAGTGTTTAGACAAGTAGAAAAGATTTTGATCTTGCCGGTCGAAAATAAGTTCCAAACCTTTTGTAAGCCAGCATCAACAGAATTGTCAGCTTTACGAATAAGCAGACCAAGCTCACGATACATTTTAAATAACTTCTTGCCGTCACCTTGACCTCGACCTCGACTGGCTGGATCAATGACTCCTGGAATCCAGTCACCGCGAGCCATTATGCCGGTAGCATGAATCACAGGTTCGGCCTGACTTCTGTAGTAATCAGAATAAATGTAGATTATATCTGTAGCAGGATCAATTGCACACCATATGGCTGCTGTTCGATTCCATCCGACGTCAAGACCATAAGCATGTTTGTAATGTTTGGGGATCTCGAATGGTTGACAGATAATATCTTCTTCGAGAACTGGATAGATAACACCAGAGCCCATAGAAGGAATGCCACGAGATCGAGCTGCACGTTGCGCTGGAGGCAGGCCTCTTAAAAGCTTGTCTTTTTGTTTTTTGGTTATGTGTGGCGCATCGTCCCAGGTGGCCATTATCAAACATCGTGAACCTTCTGCCCATTCTTTTATATTCCCCCCAGGCAAGAACATCAACACTGTTTGAGTAAGCCCAGCCAACGGAGTGAAAGTAAGTATGATATGCCCGTTAGTTGTCATGGTTCGAGTCAAGCACTCAGTATAAATATCAATTGGACATTCTTCATCAAGCCAAATAATGTCCTGTTCAGTTCCTTCAAAAGATTTCCGGCCTTCAGCATAAGATTTGATCTTGATACGTGAAAGACCACCAGAGATATGTCGCACAAGGATTGTGTCAACTGCATTTGGTACGCCACCAGCCTTTGGTGTTGTTTTTTCAATTAAGGCACCAGGGATCATTCCAGTACCTCTATTCTCAGGCTGACCAAGCAATTTAAATTGTACAATATCTCTGGCGGTCGTCCCCGTCGTCCCCGCCGCCCAGCAAGTAACTGGTCTATCAAAACGTTTACCGATCCACCAATCAGGATAAATTCCCGTCGCATGGATAGTTATTTCATAAGCGCCGATTCCTTCTGATTTGCCTATCCTGTTTGCAGCCATTACACAACGCTCAGGGTAGTTAGCTCCCATAGCAAAAAACTCGATGTGTTTAGGATAAAGCTCTCGTCGGAGTGGACCCTTGGTAGGATAAAAAAGATCAATTTTGTTCTGTGCAATCCGGCGCTGTTTTTCCTGCAGAAGAAGCAAAAGAGCTTCACGATTAAATCTTGATACAGGTTCGGCCGAAGCAATGGCAGAAGCAACAGAAGCAACAGAAGCGGAGTTTAATTCTGCAAAGGTATTTATCTTGGAGCCTACAGTCAATGCCTCCGCCTCGTTTCGCTCGCTGATTTTATTTTCCTCAGACATTAACTTTCTTCCTTACAGTCAGTCAAAGGATTAATTTTAGCCTCTTCAACCAAGATGTCATCAGCCGGATTAAGATCATCCTCGTCTTCGGTTAAGTCTGCATTATAGATTGAATTGATTTGGCTTTCGAGCATTTGAATTTGTTTATCAATTTCTTCATCAGATTTGCCTTGTAGAGTCAAGTTAATGTTAGCTTTCTCTGGAGCCTTATGCCCAGTACGATCAAGGACATCTTTAGAAACTGCGGCTTGAACAGAGTAAGGAGCTTTTGAGTCTTGTGAAAGTATATCATCGAAAGTATCCAAAGCAGCAGAGTTAAGTTTCATTAGACGTTCCCTAACATCAAGGGTCGTTTTGTCCTGACGATCAGCAAGCCCTGAGATGTAGCCTTTGCAGATTGGGTCACGAAGAATCTTGTAGACTGTAGCAAGCTTGACAGCAGTCTTTGCAGCAATGTCCGCCGGCCGAAAGCCTTCAAAGCTTAGTCGAGCAACTTCACGGTGTTTGATTTTTAACTCTGTAAGCATTTGAACTCCTCAGGTTGTTAGTTCTAATGGATCGTATGGTTAATATTAACACAGGAAAATGCCTTAGGCAAGGGAAACAATTGGAAACAATGACCGGCTTTCGGAGGCAACTTTCTGGCTGTTCTGATATAAAATGAATCACCCGGACATGAGCCAGAAGTTGAAAAATTTCACCTGTTG